CTAATGGTCACTGGCGAAAACGCTGGTACATGGGGTGATAAAACAAATACAAACTTAAACTTAGTACAACAAGCAATTGCAGGTTATGAAGCAGTAGCACTTTCAGATGGTGGTACAGTTGCTCTTGCAATGTCTGATGCCGCATTATCAAATGCAAGAAACATGGTTCTAAAGTTTACTGGAACTTTAACAACTGCATCAACTGTAACTATTCCAGATGGAATTGAAAAATTTTACATTATTGATTTATCTGCTGTAACAGGTGTAACAAATTTAACAATCAAAACTGTAAGTGGAACAGGTTTTACTGCAGGTGAAGCTGCAATCGTTGCTGCTTATTCCGATGGAACAAATTTAAATGAAATTGCATTAAACACTTTAGGTGGAACAATTGCACAAGCACAAATTGATGATGCTGCAATTTCTACTGCAAAACTTTCTGACAATGCAGTGACTACTGCAAAAATTTCAAATGCAAACGTAACTACAGCCAAAATTGCTGACAACGCAATTACCTCAGACAAGATTAGTGCATTACAAGTTACTCAAGCTAAAATAGCAAACGATGCTGTTGGTCCAGATCAACTTTCAAACACTGCTGTAACTCCTGGTTCATACACTACTGCAGATATTACTGTTGATGCTCAGGGTAGAATTACAGCGGCTGCTTCAGGAGCAGCAGGTGGTACTTCAGCTCCATCCTTTCCAAAACTTATAGCTAAGGGACCCTCAAGTGGTACTCTTACTGCTAACAACAGTGCTACTAAATTAGGAATTTATTTAACTGGTGGCGGAGGTGGTGCAGGTGGCCCTGAACCTGTTACTGGAGCTTCAGGAGGTCAAGGTGGTTCAGGAGGAACTGGATTTATTCTTCATCCAATCACAACACCATTTTCACAACCTTACTCATTAGGCACTGGAGGAAATCCAGGAAATATAACAGGAGGTAACTTTGGAAATGCTGGTAATTCAGGATCTGGTTCAACTTTAGGAGGTGTAGGAACTGCTAATGGCGGCGGCGGTGGCGGCGGTGGAAGATTTGGTCCAGGAAGCACTGGAAGTGCTGGTACTAGTCCAGCTGCTACACACCCTTATACTGGAAATGGTATGAATGATACCTTTGAAGCAGGAAAAGGTGGTAATTATCCAAGTCCAGGTGAACCAGGAAGTATAGTAGTTTACGAGGAGTTTTAAAATATGGCATATTTTATTTTTACTAAAGATTTACCAGATATTCAAAACACTATTTGTCATATAGCAGAAGATCAATCTGCTTTAAATAATTTAAATATTATACAATCTGAATTTAAAATTATTCAAGATTCACAAGAAAATTTTAATGCTGTTAAATTAGGTACTAAACATCCTGTAAGCTATGCTAGTAATGATACTATAACATACGCAGATACTACAACTGTTTTTGCTAATAAAAAAATTTTAGACCGACATATTGAAATGTTTAAAAAATCTATAAAAGATTTTCTAGATAACAACACTAATCATCCGTTATATAATCAATGGAGTAGTTATTATCTTCAACTAGATGATTTAGATACAAACTCTATTACATATCCATTAAACAAATCGCTTGAACAACATTTTAGTGATGAAGGGCAAACTTCATTAAACTCTTTACAAATACCATAAAAATATTTATTAAAATGGTATGTTTGATAAAAAGATAGAGTTTAGTGCTCATGAAGATTATTTTTCATTAAAAGAAGATTATCCAGTTCCAATAAAATTAAATATTCCAGAATGGTATAAAAAACTAAAACATACTTTAGCAAATCCAACTATCAAAGGGTGCATGCCTTTTTTAGATACTTTAACCACTGGTTATCTTTTAAAGATGCCTCAAGATTTTGAGATACGACACAATGTAGATAACACAAATAAAGAAGGGAAAAAATTTAAAGATTCTTTTCAAGCTTTTGGTCTATCCATGTTTAGAAATAAACTCTCAGAAAAATCTATTAATTTAAATGCAGGAACAGACATACATAGTACTTCTCAAGTACAAGGTTCTCCTTTTTTAGAAAAAAATAAAAATCTACCTTTTTATAAAATACTAAACCCATGGAAAATAAAAACACCAAAAGGTTATTCGTGTTTATTTTTACCTCCATTAAATAATTCTGATGATAGGTTTTCTATTATTCCAGGTATTGTCGATACTGATGTATTTAATTTAGAAATAAATTTTCCTATAGTTATTAATGGTGATAAGTATCCTGTGTTAGAAACAATGATTAAAAAAGGTACTCCATATGTTCAGGTTATTCCATTTAAAAGAGATAATTGGAAAATGTCTTTAAAACCAAGAAAACAAAGTGAAATAGAAAAATCAGGTATGTCTTATGGACTTAAACTTTTTAATAAATACAAAGATAAATATTGGAGTAAAAAGTCTTGGAAATAAAAAATTTTATAAAAGTTTACGATCAAGCACTTCCTTGGGAAATTATATCTAATTTAATTCGTTTTGCAAATATTTCTGAATTTGAACAAACAAAAATAGGAGGGGGAGGAGAAAGTAAAATTGATTTCAATATAAGAAGAGTTTATTCATTACCTCTGTCAAACTTAAGTAAGTCTGTTTCCAATGTACATTGGTTTAATTTATTAGGATTTTTTTTCAAAAAAAATATAATCCAATATGTAAATGATTTAAATATTAAAGAGTATAACCATAGAAGTATAAATGATATTGAAATTTTAAAATATGAAAATACAGGTTTCTATACTTGGCATGTAGATCATTTTGCAGCTTGTCCCAGAACAACAAGCTGTATTTTATTATTGAACAATGATTATGAGGGTGGTAATCTTTGTTTTAGAAATCCAGATGGATCTGGAGAATGGGAAATAGAGGTTAAACCAAATAGAATGATTGTTTGGCCAAGTAATTTTTTATATCCACATACAGTTAAACCTATAACAAAAGGAATACGATATTCAGTTGTAGCCTGGGCATTATAAAACATGAACTTAAATATAATAGATAATTTTTATTCTTCAAATGATTTTCAATACATGATGAATGCAGCTCTATTAAATTCTTATAAACCTTTTTGTCAACCTAATAACAAATTTTTCTTTAAAAGAACAGATGCTTATGCTTGTTTTGAAACTAAAGAATTTACAGAAAACGACATTACTAATAATATTTTTCAAAAAACTTTTAGAGAAAAAACAAATTTAAAAATAAAAAGAGTGTTATCTCTTTTTAGAAAAATAAATTCAAAAGAATTAACTAAAGTTTTTAAATATGGAATGCCTCCTCATCAAGACGATAAAAAATGGAATATTGCAGGAGTAGTTTATTATAACACTTTTGGTTTAGATGATGGAACAGGTTTGTTTCCTGGTTACGATAAAGATAGTTTTCAAATTGAACCTGATATAATAATAGGAGCTAAACCAAATAGATGTGTTTTTTATGATTCACAAATATGGCACAGACCTTTACAAGATAAAAATACAGAAACTAGAATAGTTCAACCCTTTTTTATTACACTGGAATAATATGAAAAATATAAAAGATTTTAAATATAAATTAATTAAAAATTTTATTTCTCAAGAAGAAACAGAGTTATTGACTGGTTATTGTAGAATAAAACATAGAGTAAATGTTGATTCTTTTGACTTTAAACAAAATAAAAACGGTGATACTCACTTTTATGGAGATCCTTTAATGGAATCTTTAATGGTAAAAAAATTAAAATTAATGCAAAAAGAAACAGGATTAGAGTTATTACCTACTTATGCTTATTGGAGAATGTACACAGTCAATGCTGATTTAGAAAAACACCTCGATAGACCTTCTTGTGAAGTTAGTGTTACAGTCATGCTTGGCTCCGATGGCACACCATGGCCTATTTATATGAATGATACAGAAATAAACATGAATCCAGGAGATGCTGTAATATATTTAGGGTGTGAAATAGAGCATTGGAGAGAAGAATTTAAAGGAGATTGGCATGCTCAAACCTTTTTGCATTATGTAGATAAAAATGGTATAAATAAGGATTGGTTTAAAGATAAAAGATTATTTTATGGTACACAAAAATGAAATTTAAACAATATGATAACGGTTCTTGTGATATAGAATTTTCTTGGAAAGAAAGATTAATTTTATTTACAAAGGGGAAACTTCATTTATCCGATGAAGGTTTAAAACATTTTGGAAACTATCTTGTAAAGATAGTATCAGATTGGCACTTAAAATTTAATGACGATATCGCTAAGAAAAAAACTTATGAAAATACCAAAATAGAAGGTAAATAATAACGTTATAAAAAAATTTAGATTAAAATAGTAGCACTATTACAAATTAATCAAATATAAGGTATAATGCTTTTATGGCATTAAATTTAATAAATATAAGACCAGGATTTAATAAACAAATTACAGATACTGCAGCTGAAGGTCAGTATGTTGATGGTGATTTTGTACGTTTTCGTTCAGGTTTACCAGAAAAAATAGGTGGTTGGCAAAAGCTAACTACTAAAACTTTACCTAGCGCTGCTAGAGCACAACATCAGTGGACAGATTTAGACGGAAGAATTTATGCAGCTATAGGTACATTAAGAGGATTATTTATATATTATCAAGAAGCTTTTTATGACATTACACCACTAGAAACAGCTCAAACCGGAGCAACATTTGATACAACTAATGGATCTGCTGTAGTTACAGTAAATCTTAACGGGCATTTATTGCAAAGAGGTGATTACTTTACGTTCACTTCTGTAACACCTCCTACAGGAGCAGGGTATACAACAGCAAATTTTGAAGATCAAACTTTTGAAGTTACATCAAGAATTGATGCAAATTCTTTTACAATTACCATGGCAGCTAATGCTACTGCAGATAACACAGCTGATGGTGCGGCAACCATTAATCGTTATGTAAAAATAGGACCAGTTGGTCAAAGTGCAGGTTATGGATGGGGAACAGATTTATATGGTGGACAAAGTTCTTTGGAAACAACTTTAAACGGAGGCATAAACAATTCTGTAACAACTATTACTCTGACAGACACAACAGGATTTCCAACATCTGGATCAGTTAAAATTAATTCAGAGATTATTGAATATACAGGAATTTCGGGAAATGATTTAACGGGTTGCACTAGAGGTGCACAAAGTACTACTCCAGCATCACACTTAGATGGTGTAGGAGTTGTTGCACTCACAGGTTGGGGTGATTCATCACTAGCAGGAGGCACAACGATTGATCCAGGTAGTTGGTCGTTAGATAATTATGGACAAATACTTATTGCCACTATTTTTAATGGTAGAACATTTACTTGGCAACCAATACAAAACACAGCTTCAGCTCTCACTACAAGAGCAACAATTATGTCAGGAGCCCCTACAAAATCTGTTATGACTATAGTATCTGATCAAGACAGACACTTAATTCATTTAGGAACTGAAACAACAATTGGTAATACATCTACACAAGACAAAATGTTTATTAGGTTTTCTAATCAAGAAAATTTTAATGAATATGCGCCAACATCAGTTAATACCGCAGGAACTTTTAGAATTGATGATGGAACAGAAATTCGTGCAGCTATTAGAGCAAAAGATTACATATTAATAACTACAG